GGTGGGTCAGGCCGTCGATCACAGCCTTTGGCAGCTCACGCGCTTCGTTGACCCACGCGCCTGAAAGCTCAAGCGACAGCAGCTTGCGCACATCTTTTGGTTGATCCAGGGCCAAGAAGATCACCTCAAGGTCCAGGCCAGGCGCACCGTCGCGCTCTGGCAGCCGGATGTGGTGGGTGATTGGTGGCGTCCACAACATCGGGCCAAATGTTGACTCAGGGAACAGGTCCAGCCAAGTCTTGATGGTGGTGGTCTTCAGCATTGGGTAGCTATTGCGCACCACGGCCCAGCGGCTGTATCTGATGTTGTCAATGGGCGACGGCTTTTGCTGCACGGCCTTGATGAAAATTTTGCCGCAGCACCCGTATGACTTGCCGGACCCCACCGGACCCATCAAGCCCTGCACAAAGGCATTGGATTGAATGAAGTCGTAGATCACCGGCGACTGGCTGAAGTCGAGCTTTAGACCGGTTGGCGCAATGGCCTTGTCACTTTGTTCTTTTGTTCTTGCCATTTTTGTCTTTCTTTGCAGTTAAGATTTTCATCAGGTCATCAACATGGAAACGCCTGGGATCGCCAGCCAGCAGCGCAGACTTCTCGCTGACCGGCACGCCCAGCGATATTTCACGGCCCTTGCCACGCATGTCGTTGACCACCTTGCTCTGCGACTTGCTGTATGTCGCAGCCTTGTTCAGCTCGGTCCAGTCAATCGGTGACTTGTACGCAGGGTTGAACGGCGACAGCGGGTTGTCAGAGCGCTTGGTCATGCAGCTCAATCGCTTTCTTCAGATAAACGGCTTGATCAAGACACTCTTCGTAGGCGTGCTGCAGCCAGGCGCTGAATATGGCAGGGTTGTCAGCCACGCTCATGCCGTACTTGGCCAGGCCCAGCTGCTGGCGCTGTGCAATGTCAGCGCAGACCTGGGCTTCGATGCCAGTGGCCACTGGCTCGCGCTTTGGTTGTTGGTGGGTGTCTGCAAAAATTGCACAAACCTTTTCCGTGAAATCCTTGAAAGGTTGGAAAACCTCTGGCGGGGCGACCTCAATTGGTGGCGGCTTCATGCCAGTTAGCGTCCCGATGAATTCAATCGACGCCGCAAGGACTGCATCCTTCTTGAACGCCACAGGCTCTTGCTTATCTGCCTCTGCAATGGCGTGCTGTTCAAGCTGCTCAATAGCCAACTTAGCCAACAACTTGAACTGACCACACCAAAAGCGTGTCTCAGAGTTTTTGTCATGCCGTTCATTTTTCAATGCGTTTTCAAAAACGCTTCGGATTGTCTCAGTCTTCATTCTGCACCCCTTGCTTGGTCCGGCGAGATGACATTCACATCAATCACGCTCGGTTTGTCATTGCCATCATCTGGGTTGTCCAGCAAGCCACTGGCCTTGGCCAGCAGACGCAGCACACCCACCTTGTCATACAGCTCAATGTCCAGCGTGTTGTTGCCGTCCTTGTCCGTCTTCACGCTGATCTTCTTGATGGACTGCAGCGCATGCTCTGGTATCTTGGAGCTGGGTTTCACAGTGATGTTGCCGTGCTCATCCCACTCCATGATGTCAGTCAGCTTGGTGTTAGCCATGCACAGCAGTGCGTAGGCGACAGCCTCACGGTTGGCGACAATCGTGCTGCTGCGCTCAAGTCGGCGTTGAACCGACCTGATGCCGCCCCAGTTTTTCATGCTGGGGATTTGCTCTGATACGCGGCTCTTGGTCATTGCTCTCTGGCCTTGAGCATTGCGTCGGCTTGGGCATACGCATCAGCAGCTAACTCTTCAGCTTCCCATGTGTCAGCGTCATGCCGAGAGCAAAAACCCTGCATCGCCTTGGCAGCGAAGTAGTCGCGCAAGGTCATGCCGTGGCTGTAGGCAACTCCTTTGCTGCCATCAGGGTTGTCAAACTCAATCGAAAAAGGGAAAGCCAGGCCGCCACCTTTCTTGATGAACTCAAGCATTTGTGGGTGAATGTCAGAAGGGGATGTCATCATCACTCTCCACAACAAACGCATTGGCCTTGGCCTTGTTGTGCGCATCAAGCGGCGGCACGCCACCACCAGGCAAATTGCTGCCACCAGTCATCGGTTGCACCAGTTCACCAATGCTGATGCTCAACCAGGTCGCACCAGCAGCAGTCTGCTTCTTCCAGCACGACAGCCAACGCACCTCACCGTTTGGCAGCATCACCTTGCCCTTCAGGTCAGGGTGTGTCTCCTTCTCCTTGCGGTCATTCTTGAACAGCGATCCGCTGCCAGCTCTCATCTCATACGCCATGTCTTACTCCTTTTGGTTGATATACAAATTATGCACAAGTACCTGTGCGGGAAAAAGTGGGGGAAAAATTGCGCCAACTCCCCGCAGCGCTAGGTGTGGGGTAGGGGGGCAAAGGGTCGCTTTGTCCGCGAGCGTGACGCGGCGCGATACCGTGCGCGTTGACGGGCGCGTTGTTGCGTGCTCGCGCCCATGGGTGACACGCTGCGATACCCCCTGCTGCGCACACGGCAGACACCTGTACAAAACCCATACGCTCGTCTGCGATTTGGACAGATGCGATTAAACGGCCTACAACGCGCTGAAGCACTGAGTGGCTACCCTTGCCTAGACTGACGGTTTTACCCGCCTTCCTGACGCGATTAGACGCCTTCCTGATGCCTTCGGTCATCGCACATCTCGGCTGAGTTGCAGGATGCTGTCTGCCAGCAGTCGCGATGTCGGTGTCAGACCCTCGGCCTTGTACGCAGGCAGCAGTGTGTCCAGCGCGTCCGCGATCTGCGCGTCGGTCAGTCCATGAGACTTCAGTTCAGCAACTTCGAGGTTGCTTAGAACTCCATAAGAGTTTTTATTATTAATATCTTCTTTAACCTTAGACTCCTTAATACTATCCTTAAGGACTTGTTCTTCTGCGTTCTGTGCAACCTCTGGGAGTTGCCTATCAGGTTGCCTATGAGAGTCTTTTTGGACTGTCTCTGCGACTGTGCCAATGGCAACCTCTGCAGGTTGCTTATGAGTGCGCTTGGCTTTGGCCTTTGCGATCTCCTCCTTCATCTTCTTGACGGTGCTTGTCTCGCCTTGTTTTGGCATGGTTCTCTCCTTCGGTTGGTTGGTTGATCTAAGTGCGCCAGCGACCATCTTTGCGATGCGCTGCTGGCTTTGTTTGTCGATCTCTTCTTGCATCTGCTGCTCCTTGATTGCTGGTGGTCTGGTGTCTTCAATTGTGTTGGTTACTGCCATCGCAGTCTCTGCGTCAATCGTTTGGTCGAAGATGACGCGCACTGTGTTTGAGCGCTCGCCTCTCCATCCCTTCTTGATGACCTCGATGTAACCGGTGTCAGTCAGCAGCTTCATCTGCTTGGTGACGGCCTGGCGGCTGATCTTCAGGTCTTGAGCGACCTTGGCCTGGCTGACCCAGGTTATGCCGGCGCGGTTGCAGTAGCTGCACAGCACGATCAGACAGCGCAGCGTGCCACCGTGCAGCCTGTCGTCAGTGCCAGCCCTGATCGGGATGACCGCGAGCTTGCGCTGATCCGGTGGCGCGTCTTTTTGCTTGACCCTTGGCTTCTTGGGCAGCTCAAATGGCACGACATTAACTGGCACTGCGCTCATACTTCTTGACCGCGTGCATGTACTGCCTCACCAGCTTCTCTGCGCCAGGCTTGTACTTCTTGTCCATGTTGGCCAGGTGTCGCTCGATCAGCGCTTTGTCCTTGAGCACTTCCCATGTGGTCAGCAGCTCTCTGGCCTCGGCTGCAAGCAGCGTGTGCAGAGATGGCGACGGCCTGTTGCTTGGTGGCTTGTAAGCCTTCTTGGTGAGCTTCATTCATCAAGCCACACCATGTCGAAGGCAAAGCCGATCAGTGCGAGTGTCAGCATACTTCACCTCTTGCTCGGATTGCCAAAGCGCAGTCCAGCATGGTGGCCAGCTCTATCTGCGCTATGTTGGGCTGTTCTTCCCACTCAAGAGAAAGCGACTCACACACCTTTGCACACGCCTCACGCTCTGCTGCTTGTGCCAAGTTGACTAAGCGCTCAATGCACTGATGCTCTTCGTGAGACATCCAAGCCATTGCAAAGCCAGCTTCTTTGGCCATCTTGATGATGTTTTCAGTCATGCTGCAGCCTCCTGCTTGATGATCCTGGCACGCTTGTGCCTGATCTCTTGTTCCACCAGGTTGAGCGCACGCTCAAGCTCTGCCACCGTGCATGCGTCCAGCTGGGCATCGTGGATGTCCATCGCCAGGTTTACGGCCTGCATCTCTGGCCCGTTGAACAGAAACTTGTTGTCCTTGGCCAACCCACGCCTGGCCATGGTCAGGATGGCGTCTTGCGCAGCCCTGATCTCTGCGTGCCAGTCCTTGCCCTTGCCAATCAGCGCCAGCGCCTCAGTGACATTCATGGCCGCGATCACGATGTCGATGTCGTCGCGTGTGCCACGGCCTTGCGTGATGTTGGTCAGCGCGTCGTGGTTCTTGATCTTCAGTGTGATGCCGGCATGGTCCACCTTGCTGACTGGCAGCAGGCCAGACTTGACCCATGCCATTGTGTCCAGCCTAACGCCCTTTGGTTTGTAGCTGCTGCGTTTTCTCATGCTTGACTCTCCTTCTTGGCCTGCAGCGCGAGCTCCTTGGCCAACACCTTGCGACCCATCTGTGTGACAACGCTGCCGGCATCAACCAGCCCGCGCCTGCGCAGCGACCAGTAGGTGGTCCAGCTGCCGTTGACTTTGTTGTCCAGCTTGAACTTCCAGCCCATGGCAAAGTGCTTGAGCATGAATATCTGGTGATTCGACAGACTCATGCCTGGCTCGCTTTCTTGGCGTCCATGCACTCCTTGCAGATGAACTTCATGGGCCCACCCTTGAATGTCTTGATGTGCCCGCCAATGGGCGACTTGTCCTGCTGGCACTTCCAGCACATCTTCTTCTTGACATCCATTGCCATCTTGCTGGTCAAGCCTGGATTTACAGCCATCAGGTTCTCGGCGACGATGCTCTTTACTCTTTGGCCACGCATCACACTCTCCCCGCCAACAGTTTGCGGTCTTGCTCAAGCACCAGCTTGCGTGTCAGGTCTAGCAGCTCGCGCAGTTCAATCGTGCGCTGCATTTCAATCTCCAATGCCTCTGTCAGCACCTTGATCTGCTCTTGCATCTGACGGTACTCGCCGTTGGCGTTCTCTGAATGCACCACAGTGCCATCAGCGTCGCGGTACAGCGCGACATAGTCCTTGGTTCCTTGTATTTCACTCATTCGGTTTCTTCCCATGTAAAGCCGCGATACCCGCATTCGCTGCACCGCATTTGGTATTTGTGCCAGCTCAAGCCGTCACTCTCTTTATTGGCCACGACCATTGGCTGCAGGTCTGCTCTGCAGTATGGGCATGGCGTTGGTTCATCTTCAGTCATTGCTCGCACTCCACATGGCCAGCAGCGCAATGAGCACCACGGCGACCACCGCGCAGCCGATGGCCATCAAGATCACCAGCATCATGATGTTGCTCATTGCTGTGTCTCCAATGCCCAGTGCAAGATGGCCAGCGCGTCGGCCTCGTTGTCGTCGGTCACTGGGTGACCCTTGAGTTGCATGGCCTCGATCATCTGCGCCTTGCCTGCGTTGCCCTTGCCGGTCGCGTGCAGCTTGATCGTGCCAACCGGCACGCCCTGGTACGGGATTTTGTGGTGCTCGCACCAGGCTGTCAGCGTGGCCATCAGCCCACCGTACACATGAGCTGCGTCAACACCCTGATGGCGTCGGACCTCTTCAAAGTAGACAGCGTGAATCTCACCGACCTGGCCCTTGATCTGCGACAGCCACTGCTTGAAGCGCAGGAAACGCATGCCACCGCCCTCAAAGCGGCCAGGCTTGAGCGACACCCAGCCGTGCGTGATCGTGCCGTCCAGCGGCCTGCAAGCCCAGCCCGTGGTGGTTCCCAGGTCCAGCGTCAAGATGTTGGTGGTCATAGCAAGCCCCTCTCACGCAGTTTGTTGACATACAGCTCAAGCGACGGGGCAGGTGGCTCAACCATGGATAGGTCTTCGGTGATGGCCAGCGCTTCGTCAACCACCTGCTGTGGCATGTCCATGCCTTCCCTGCGCATGTCGAGCAGCTTGTTTGCATCCTGGTGGGTCATTGCTTTACCCCCGCCAAGAAGCGTTGCAGGCGTGGCTGCAGCTGGCCATACTTGTTGGCCAAGTGCTCGCGCACCAGCTCATCAATGATGCTGGCGCGTGACCGGCGTTGATCTTCAGCCGCTGCGTCAAGCAGGGCGCGTGTCTCAGGCCGCAGCCTGATCAAAAATGGTGTCGTCTTTGTGGTCATGTGTGTATAGCTGTTGGAAATACGCAGGCAAATGTACTTGCAAGCCAGCAAAACCCAAAGCCTGTGGCAATACCCGACAAAAGCGCAGGGTTTATGTCTTGCACCCTGTTTTGATTTGTATATACAATGCACCCATGTTCAACGCGCAGATGAAGCGCAAGGAGTTGCAAACATGACCAAGCAAGAAGCAATCAACAGAGCAGCAGCAGCACGCGAAGCAGCTCAAAACGCATACGGCGTGTGGGTGTCTTACATCAGTTTATTTGGTGCATCAGACAAGATCACCACAGATGCAAAGCAGCGCCATCAACAAGCCCTAGAAGCCCACGACAAATGGATGTGGCTTGCCAGCCTGCACCCCAGCAGCCGCGCCAGCATCATTCGCAAGCAAGCCTTGCCAGCATTCATCTTCAACTTCGGAGCTTGATCATGACCAAATTCGTCGCCTATTACCGCGTTTCAACTGACCGCCAGGGTCAGTCTGGCCTCGGCCTTGATGCACAGCGCGCAGCTGTGGCCAAGCACATCGGCACAGCAGAGCTGGTGGCCGAGTTCACCGAAGTCGAGTCTGGCCGCAAGAATGACCGCGAGCAGCTGGCTGCAGCACTGGCCACCGCCAAGCGCACAAAGTCAATGTTGGTCATTGCCAAGCTCGACCGCCTGGCGCGCAATGTCCACTTCATCAGCGGCTTGCTTGAGTCCAATGTGCCTTTTGTCTGCGCTGACATGCCCGAAGCCGACCGCACCTTCTTGCAGATGATGGCCGTGTTCGCTGAGTGGGAAGCACGCAAGATCAGCGAGCGCACCAAGGCAGCGCTGGCCCAGGTCAAAGCACAAGGCCGCACGCTCGGCTGCCCAACACCAGAGATTGGCAGCGCAGCCGGCATCGCACGCATCCAGGCCAAGGCCGACGCCTATGCCCAGCGCGTTGGCCCAGTTGTGCGCGACATCATGAACCGCTGTGGCGCAAACACACTGCGCGACATCGCTGCTGAGCTGACCATGCGCGGCATCGAGACACCACGCGGCAACACCGACTGGCGCGCCAGCCAGGTCAGCAACTTGCTCAAGCGCATCTGATGGACGCGCTTGCAGTATTCGTCATCTTGGCCATCATTGGCCAGTATGCCCTGATCAAGTGGCTCATTCACAAACATGAGCACCACTTGCGACAGACCCAGCGCCAACACCGCGCCAGGTTCTTTGAGCAGGCAGCAAATCAACAGCAAAAAACTTTTCACGAAAACAAAGGGGTCCCAAATGACTGAAGAAACTACAAGAGACAAGATCGAAGCAGCTGCAGCCTTCGTGCTGTGCATCGTGATGATCGTGGCCATTGGCGGGGTGCTGTGATGCCAAACAAAATCCCACCCTACAACACCGGCAAGCTGCGCATTGGCAGCATGTATGAGCCGCCACGCTACAACAACATGACCGAAGATGAAAGCCGGCTGCAAAACGCATTGCTCGGCATGCCAGACACCACCGACATTCAGCGCGAGAAGGCTGCGTGGGGCGTCATCTTGTTTGTGGCCATCATTCTTTTGCTGGTGGTTTATGCACCGCGTTGAAGTTGGCCGCAAACTGCGCGACTCACAGCTCGACTTTTTTGAAGTCAGAGATGAAGAGTTCTTGGCACAGTGCCGAGCTGTTGCTGTTGCATGCGCGCAACAGAATGGCACGGTGTCAATCAATGATGTGCGCGAGCGCGTCAGCATCCCCATCGGCATGAGTCCATCGGTTCTTGGCGCTGTCTTCAAAGGCAAACGCTTTCAGGCCGTTGGGTTTACCGAGGCAACCCACGCCGCAGCCCACGCCAGGGTCGTGCGTGTTTACAAACTGGCAGACAACAAGGAGCATTAAATGGCTGGCAAATTAACAGACGACAGAGAGATGAGCGCATCGCGCTTGCCTGGGCTTATGGGCTTCAGCAAGTACAGCACACCAAATGATGAGCTGCAGTTCAGCATCAACGCGATTGATGGCAAGGAGCGCCCTGATATTGGCAACGAAGCCATGGCCTGGGGCAACACACTTGAGCCGGTCATCTTGACCCAGGCTGCGCAGCGCCTTGGCCTTGAGTCATTTGATGTCAACATCACCACGCCCTACACACACCCAGACATTGCGCTGCAGTGCTCGCTTGATGGCGTCGGGTTTGGCAATGGCCAAGAGATCACATCGGACCCAGACAAAGGCATCTATGTGGTTGGCCAGGACAGCATCAAGCTCGACGGGCCTGGTGTGCTTGAGGCCAAACTGACCAAGACCATGCCTGAAGATGTCCCGCACCTGGCGCGTGGCCCGATCCAGCTGCAGGGCCAGATGCTGGTGACCGGCCACAAGTGGGGCGCTGTCTGCGTGTTGTACCAGGGCATCGAGCTGCGCGTGTTTTTGTTTGCGCGTCACCCCGAGACACAGAATGCGATCTGCCAGGCAGTCAATGTGTTTGAGTCCAAGCTGATCAAATACAAAGAGACTGGTGTGATTAACTGGTATCCACCGGCCAGCAGCAAAGAGCTCGACCGCATCTACCCCACAGCTGCCAGCAAAGAAGAAGTGCCGCTTGATGTGCAGGCCGAGCGCTTTGCCGAGCAGATCATTGCGGCCAAGTCCGCGATCAAAGAGGCAGAGGCCAGCATTGACACCGCTGAGAAAAAAATCAAGGAGCTGCTTGGCCAGGCTGAGAAGGGCCGCGCCGGTCGCTTTGTCATCAGCTGGCCAATGCGCAATTACAAGGCAGCAGCCGAGCGACTTGTGCCGGCCAAGCCAGCCTACAGCGTGCGCCAGTCCACCCTGTCCATCAAGGAGTGGCAGGAATGAATTTGCCAGAGCGCCCAGCCATTAGAGCTGCGTATGAGCGCGCCGTTGTTGCGCTGCTCAACATCGCACCCGTTGAAGAAGAAGAGGCCGAGCAGTTTGTTGACGCGATGGCCGATCTGATTTTCACCACCATGCAAACCTACATCACCGAAGAAGAATCCCATGACACAACTGACCACCACTAATCGCCAAGGCTTCGCGCCTGCCACCATCACCGAAGCCATGGAGTTCAGCAAGATGCTGTCCGAGTCTGCCATGGTCCCACGCGCCTACCAGGGCAAGCCGCAAGACATCATGGTCTGCGTGCAGTGGGGCTATGAGATCGGCTTGGCCCCCATGCAAGCCCTGCAAAACATCGCTGTCATCAATGGCAAGCCGTCGGTGTACGGTGACGCAGCCATGGCGCTGGTGCAGGCCAGCCCCGTGTGCGAAGACATCGAGGAATACTTTGAAGGCGAAGGCACACCCAACCCAATTGCTGTGTGCGTGGCCAAACGCAAGGGCCGCAAGCCGGTGGTGGCCAAGTTCTCAGTCGAAGACGCCAAGCGCGCAGGGCTGTGGGGCAAGCAAGGCCCGTGGACCGCATACCCCAAGCGCATGATGCAGATGCGCGCCCGTGGCTTTGCGCTGCGCGACGCCTTTCCCGATGTGCTCAAGGGTTTGATCACAGCTGAAGAAGCCCAGGACTACCCTGACGAAGCCAAGCCAAAGCAGCCACGCGACATCACACCGCGCAACCCACTGGACATGGTCGCACCACCTGTTGCAATTCCGCAACAGACATCAGATCCTGTCGTGATTGAGCAGGCGTTTGCGCAAGACGCTGAAGCTGAAGAAGTGCTGGCCAAGCAGGAGCCGGTTGAAGAGTTCAAGCAGCAGCTGGCCGACGCTGGCGTTGAAGTGGTGCACATCCCTGAAGTGACAGATACAAGCTCACTTGATGAGCCGGCTGTTGTGGTTGGCTTCCCGTTGTTTGTGCCTGGCAAGGCCGAGCCGCACGCTGTGTTTGCCACGCTTGATGAGTGGCAAGACGGGTACGAAGACCTGGCAGAGAAGACTGCACGCGCTGGCAAGCGGCCAGCACGCGAGCGCATGACCATCTTGCGTGAGCTGAAAGAGGCCAACGCTGACACAATGAAGCGCGTTGACACCGTCAAGCGCTTGCGTCACACAGCGTCGTATCAGCAGCGCATCAAAGCGCTTGGCGCAGCTCAGTGACCGAAGACGGCCAAGGCAAGATTTGTGTGATGCACGCGGTCGTCAAGACCAATCGTGCCACCGTTAATTGCCTTGGTCAGTCGCACCCAGTCCTTTGTCTCAGCGATCTCATTGCACTTGTGCGTTGACCAAAACCAGCCGGCTGTCTTCATGCCCCACTCAGCGGTGCGCACCAGGTCTGGGTTTCTTGCGAAGTCCTGGCCGAGCGCTTTGCCGGCATGGTGGAAATTTGCCGCACCGGTGAGTTGCAAATAACCCGATCCCCTGTACAGCCACCCGTCGCCTGACTTCTCATCGCGGTTGCCCATGCGACCCCCGTAAATGCGCGACGCGATACGCTCCGGCTTGCCTGCGTATTGCTCGGCCTCTTCTTGAGTGAAACCCCACTGACGCTTTGGCGTCTTGGGAAACAGCTTCATCAGAGTCACAGCGCGGTAGCGCAGGTCCTCTTCCAGCTTGGTGAAGTTGCCACTTTCATGGCCACACTGCGCCAGGAATGCAGCTTGCTGCACCGGTGTTGCAATATTGAATTGCTCAAAGGTTGCGTTGATCGGACCAACCAGGTTGGGATTGATCTTGAGTTTTTGCAGTTGTTCAGCGCTGACCATTTACTTGCTCCCTCACTTGGTTGTAGGCGTCGATGCAGGCGTTGAGCTGGACGATTGCCCTGTCCCCGTCGGCTGCGATTTGAGCAATAAGTCTGAGAGTTTCTGTGTCAGCATCGGCTCGCGCTTCGTCCCGATTTCCACTGGCAGTGGTGGCACTTGCACTGGCTTGTACGCAACTTGTGGAGGGGAGGCGCACCCGACCGTTGCTAATAGCGCGATCAAGAGCAGACTGTTTTTGAGTGATTGAATCATTGGCTTCTTTCAATTCAGTTGATGTTTGATTGATCTGCTCGTTGAGCTTTTGCTCGCGAGCGCGACTCTCTTCATTCTTGCTGGCGATCTCTGCCTGCATCTCTGCATCGCGCTCGGTCCAGCCCTTGTGATGGCCATAGCTGTACAAAGCAAACACAGCCACCAGCGTGCCGATCACAACCCACAGCGTTGGCACTCTTGGCATCACGCACCTCGCATCTCTGACCTGGCCTGCGCCAAGTCATGGCGATCTTCTTCCGGTTCAAGATGATCAGCAGGCGTGGTTGGTGGTGGTGGTGGCGTCCAGTTCTCATCGAGCTGCGGGTTGGTCCACCCCATCCAGTTCCACTCTGGCATCGCCGATGCAGCTGGCGCTGGCGTAGAGGGCGCTGCAGGCGCTGGCGTTGGCGCGGTAGGGGTTGGGTTCACCAGCGTGGGTGCGACCTTGCTGGCGATCATCTCACTGGCTTTCTTGGCCACGCGCATGCCGATCAAGGTGGTGATGCTGCCGGTCATCAGCAGCACAATGTCGTTGAGCATCTTGGTGTAGGCCATGTCAATGGGGGCCATTGACTTGAGTGGCTGCTGCACGAAGGTGACTGAGTACAACATGGTGAAGACCAAGCCGCCAAACACAAGCATGACAATGCAGACCACGAAGGCCCACACCATCACCTCGCAAAAGGCGATCAGTTCATCAGTTGTTTGGAATAGCGCTCGCGGGGGATTGAGTGGGGTCAACTTTTTTCTCCAAGATGGGG